ATATGTTTAATGGATCTACTGTATATATGCCTTTTGCAACTCATGCAGAATATGAAGCTGCTAAAAACAATCGACTAGAGGAATTTTATGCAGCTCAAAGACAGGAACAGGGATTTAATGAGCAGATGGATTTAGATTCTATGGAAACTAAAGAAGATACTTATAAAGATTATCCGCAAGGTGCTACTAATAATGCCAGGAGGATGCTAGAATGGAGAGAGAAGTATGGCAGAGATGAGGTAAAAGGTGGGACTGCTGTAGGATGGCAGAGAGCAAACCAGTTAGCTAATAGAGAAACCATTAGTTTATCAACTGTAAAAAGAGTTAATAGCTTTTTAGCACGCCATATAGAAAACGCTAAAATAGCAGATGAATTTAAAGATACGCCTTGGAAGGATAAAGGTTATGTAGCTTATAATCTCTGGGGGGGTGCTGCTATGGTATCCTGGGCAAAAAAAATAGCGGAAAATGAAGGGTAATGCTAAAAAAAGCAAAACAATCCTGGAAGGATAACTTCGATAAGGTTCTATCTAGTTCAGAATCAAAAGAGTTTGCAAAGGTTCGTAAATATTACGATGACCAATATAGGCAAGCTATTGATGGGTTTTTAAAAATGAATAAAACCACTGGATTCGATAACCTATTTAGAGTGGCGGATATAGCAGATATTTATAGCCAGATATATGTAAACATTGGAGTCAAGTTTGCAAAATGGTATGCTAAAAACTTTGATAAAGTAGTTTCTAAACAAACAGATGTATCTGGTTATACAGATATATGGGCGGAAAGATTTAACAATGTAAGTCAACAAATAGCAGCCGAAAGGGTTACACTTGTTTCTGGAACTGCAAAAGCAACTCTTGTAAAAGTATTTAAACGACTTTCATCAGATCCAGAGTTTATGGTAATGAATGAGAGAGAAGCCAGTAGGATATTACGCCAGAAGTTCGGACAATATTCTAAGAGCCAGGCAGAGAGATTAGTGAGAACTGAAGCTACAAACGCTGCAAACTTTGCGACACTTCAAAGCGCTACAGATATGTTTGGTCAAGACAATTTGCAAAAGGAATGGATGACCGCTTTAGATGGCAGAGAAAGACCAGCGCATAGAGCTGCTGATGGGCAAATAGTAGATTTTAAAGGAAGATTTAAGGTAGGGGGGGAATTATTATTTAATCCTGGAGATCCAGCAGGAAGTGCTAAAAATGTAGTTAATTGCAGATGCTCAACTGCGCCATTTCCTAAACCAGATGCTCAAGCTGCAGGAACTATAGAAGGATTTGGAGTGCCAACTCCAGGAACTCTGCCTGGAACTAAACCTCCAAAGCCGCCAACTGGTAGCTCTCTAAGTATATTAAAGCCAGTAAGAGAAGTGGTCGAGGAGGTAACAGAAAAAGCTGATGATATAGCATTTAAAAGTATTAAAGAGGCAGAGGATTACTTTGCAAATAATTTAGGCGGTAAATTTACAGATTTAAAAGGAATGGATCAAAGAATAGCTAATGATTTTGTAAATAGCATTCGTAAAATGCAATCTGAGTTCCCAGGATTAAAAGTTGAAACCTTAGCAACTTTACCAAAATACAGACAAGCTGTTTTGGATGATGTAATGATCCAGATAAAAAAGTCACGATATTACAAAAAAATGTCAGAATTTTATGGTGTTGATAGATATGATAAATCTCTTATAAAGAGATTAAGGAAAATTTTACATATACAGACATCAAATGCTACAGCTGCATTTCATTCTGGGAAAAACTTTAAATGGGGCGCTTATGGTATTGATGTTAATTTATCAAAGTATAGAGGTATAGTTTCAAAAAATAATTACTCTAAAAGAGGTTTTAACAAAGCAGTAGATGAAGGAAAAAAAATGAGGCAGCTTGAATGGTGGTCAAAAGGAAGTGAGACAAATACATTTAAACATACTTCTATACATGAAATTGGACACGCTTTAGATGATCAAATACAGTTTTTTAAAGAGCCAGAGTTTATAAAATATTATGAAAGGACTAGAGGCAAAGGGGAGGACTATATATCAAATTCGCTTTCTAAACCATTTAAAGCAAATGCATATGTTAAAAACAACTTGTCTGAGTATGGCAGCTATAATGAAAAAGAATTTATAGCTGAATCATTAGCTGAATTTTATAACTCAGAAAATCCTAGACAAATATCTAAGGATGTAGCTGAGATGATGAAAAGGTATTGGAAAAAAAGAAATAATAAATCAATGAATAAAAATCAAAAAATTAACTTAGATAATGAGTTTGATGAGTTTCCAGAAGGTTTTACTATTATAGTAGAACCATATGGCGGAGGTTTACATAAACCAGGCGATAATTACGATAAATTTTAGAATTAATATATTTGCAATATGAATACAATCATTTATAAATCAACTCAGATAGGAGAGCTGCTAGATGCAGACACTTCTGCTGGAGTTGTCAAGGGATATGGATCTGTTTTTGGTAATGTCGACAGCGATGGAGATGTAATTAATAAGGGAGCATACAAAAAAACAATACAAGAAAACGCCAGAAGGGTTAAATATTTATATCAGCACGATATGGATAAGCCACTGGGGAAAATGGTAAATCTCGAAGAGGATGACAAAGGTTTAATATTTGAGGCGCATATACCTAAAACACAATTAGGTAAAGATGTAGTCGAATTAATGAAAGCTGGAGTTATTACTGAAAATTCTGTAGGGATTTTGCCATTACAAAAAGAAATGGGATCTGATGGGTATCGTCACTTAAATGAGGTGAAACTGTTTGAGATCTCAGCTGTAACACTTGCAGCAAACGACCAGGCAATGATTATGGATGTAAAAGGAAACGTAGATCCAGAAAAAATTGCTAAAAGATTCGATAAACTCGCTCAATTAATCAGAAAGGGAGAAATCTCTGATGATCTGGGATACGCCTTAGAGGCGGAAATATTAAAGCTAAAATCTATTTATGTTAATGTCACTCAGCCGACTGATATACAAGTCACTGAGCCGATCGAGGTAAAAGCAGACAATAGCGATATTTATAATTATTTGTTTAACACTCTAAAAAAATAATAATGGAGGATAATGTAAAAAAAGAACTCGATCAAATTGGCAACATTGTTGACGAAAGAATCGAGAAAGCATTTAACCAGGCAAAAGATAACGCCAAAGGTGAAATGGAATCATCTCTTAAATCAGAGATTGATAATTTAACTACACAATATGTAGAGAAAAATGATGCTCTTAATAAGAGAATGGATGAAATGGAGCTAGCTGCTAAGAAAACACTTTCTGGCGCTTCTCAGCAATCATTTAAGTCAGCTATCGAAGGCGCATTAAATGAAGGTGCTATCGAAGCAATGACTAAAGGTAATTCTAACGCTGCTAGATTTGAGGTGAAAGCTGATATGTCTATAGGAGCTGATATTACTGGAGTAGTAGCTGGAGAAACTGTAGTAGATGCAATTAAGTTTGATCCTAGTAGATCAACTCACATCCGCTCTTTAATTCCTCAAGGTTCTACTGATGCGCAAACTATTAGATTCCCAAAAGAATCTGCTTATAGTGATAACGCTGCTGCAACTGCTGAAGCTGCTGCATTTGGTCAGTCAGATTTTAATCTAGTTGCAACTTCTGTAAATGTCGAGAAAATCGGTACTTACATGAGAATAACTGGAGAAATGCTTGATGATGTAAAACAGCTAACTTCTTATCTATCTGCTAGAGTACCTGAAAAAGTACTTTCTGTAGAGGATACTGAAATCCTTAATGGTGACGGATCATCTCCAAATTTAGATGGTTTATTTACTGATGGAACTGCTTTCACTACATCTGCTGGAGGTTTATTTTATCACGCGATAGAATCAGCTAATGAATTTGATGTATTAGTAGTAGCTCTAAATCAATTAGGTTTATTAAACTATCAAGCTGATAGCATTTTATTAAATCCAACTGATCTTCATAAAATGATTTTACTGAAATCTACTGCAAATGAATATTTGAGAAATCAGATTTTCAGCGGTATTCAGCCAACAATCAATGGAGTTCCTGTTACAGTAAATACTGCTGTACCTAATGGGAAGTTTTTAGTAGGTAATTTACGTCAAGCGACTCAGCTTTGGATTCGTGAGAATCTAGCTGTAGAGTTTTCTAGAGAAGATAGCGATAACTTCCAGAAAAACTTTGTGACTGTTCGTGCAATGGAAAGAGTAGCTTTGACTAATTATCAGCCAAACGCTATTGTTCAAGGTACGTTTAGCACTGCTAAAACTGCTTTAGAAACTTCATAAGAAGCTATATAGAGTAGATTAGCATAATGCTAAATTTGATTAAAAGGGTGTCTTTTTTTAGGATACCCTTTTTTTATTGTCTAGAAATAACTTTCCTCATATATTTGGAATTTCCAAATTAATTTGTAATTTCGAGGAAACAAACATTATTAAATATGAAAAATAAGATTCAAAAATTCAAAAAATCTGATGAATATATAGTTTTATCAGAAATGTTTAAACCCAGGA